ATCAAATAAGCTACTTCTTGGTCTTGTCATTACACCATAACGTAATGCATCGTATAGGTGGTCTTCTGCGTGAGTGTCTACATCTTCTGGATTATTTTTATCCAGTGGTATGGATGGTAGTTGAGAGATTAAGTTTTTACAGGTATCAAAAATAACTAGTCTAGGCTCCTCAGTAAACTCATCTACTTGAAGTCTCCTATGTATTTCATTCTTACCAGATACACGGGAACCTTTAGATCTATCTGCTGGTCTCCATCGACAACCTTTGACAATCATCTGCTCTGCAAGTGAGGGTCCAGTGTCTCCTCTTTTATGCCACAAGGAACTATCAAGAACTCCGTACCGTATCTTTTCTTCAGACTCAACATCAAGTATCATGTCAGCTAAGTCTGTGGCAAGAATCTTTTGTACATACATCTCCCGATATACAATTAGCTGCTCATCAGGTGCTACTGCTATCCAGACTATCCCACTGTAAGATCCGTAGCCATAGTCAGCTGCTCTAAACCTTGGCCAGCTGTGAGGTATTTCGAACGGCTCTACTACGTGAAGTTTTCTGTTAAACTCCGGGAAGGCTGCACCTTCGTTAATATCCCAGTCACCTTCAAGTAGTTGTCTTCTTTGATGCTCAGGTAGTGATAAAAGGTTAGCTTCGTACATGCCATCATCAGCAAGATAGGGATTGTCAAACAGTGTGGCTGGAATAAACCTTCTCTTAAATAGCGGTTGCCCCTCTCTTGTGTGACCCTTAGGCCAAGCAATAGTTTCACCAGTTTCAGGATCAGTAGCCCAGAAAGGTTTTCTTGGCGTACCGGGGTCAATAAAAGTCTTCTTAACCCACTGATGTCCCGGCCCTCCGGGGTTTGTAGTAGCCCTCATGTAGAGTGGCAGTCCACTTGCTTTAGTAGTACGTAGCCGTGATCTCATGTAGTTCCAAGGATACGGAGTAGACCACTGGGTAAGTTCGTCAAATCCGATCCAGTTAAACGCTTGACCCTGATACCTCATAACGTCATCATCACGATCAAGGTACGACATCCAGAGAGTAGCTCCACTAGGTGCTACCCAAGTCTTGTCTCTTTCCATAAACTTGATACCCGGTATTGCTCTTGGGTATAGTTGTTTACTTACTGAGATTAGTTCCCTAAGTTCCTCTGTACTACGACGAACAAGCAGCATCTGAGCATTTGGATTATTCAGATAGCGTACTGGGTCAGCAATCATTGCATAAGACTTGCCACCCCCAGCTGACCCACCATACAAGACTTCCTGTTCAGTAGACGCTAGAAACTCTGTTTGTGGCCCCGGATTAGGTTCAAACAGTATCTCTCTCTGTGCAGCTTCCACATCAATAGGTTCAGGTCTAGCTCTAGCTGGAACTTTCTCCAACGGGACGTCTTTTACCGAGTCTATTGTTTTCGAGCTTTTCCGCTTTTTCTGCTGCCTCTTTGTACCTTTCGGCGTAGAAGCGCTGGATTGAAGCTGCTGCCTTACGTTTTTGCTCAATCTTAACCCTCTTAAACAAACCTACATGAGATATATATCTACCAGAAATTTCACTTAACCAAGCAGCTACCTCACGATAGCTATACTGACTTAAGTGTTTCTTAGCTTGTTCAAAAAGCTCTAGCTCTTCTGGGATTGGTAGCAGTATATCAGAGTCATCTGGGTCTTGTCTATACCCAAAAGGAAGAAATCTCCCTACCCTAACCAAAGGTACCCACTCCCATTCACCATTAACTTTTTCAGGTTTAGGTAGTTTCCAAGTTTTAGTTTTCATTTTCTTTTGGAGGCAGTATAAACAAAGGACTTTCAGATTTTACTTCTATCTTGTCGGTCTTAACAAAACCTGCACGATCCATAAAGTCTTTTGCAGCTGCCATCTTCTCTTTGTTGCCCAAGTCGGTGGGGGATCTCATTACTTGCATCATAGCCCAAGCTGCAGCTGGACCACGGGTTGCGATAAAGTCTTTAGTTCTTTCAGCAACTTCGCTTTTTAGTACTGACATTATCGTAGTGGAAGACGTACCTTCGGCATACCCTGCAAGCTTTAGAGCTTTTACAGGGTTGCCTTCAGCTTCTTCAAACAACGCATCCAAGAATGCCTGCTGTTTTTCTGTTAGGTTACGAGCCATATATCCTCTGCCTAATTTCAGAACGGCCTATTCCAATATCCTTAAGTTCTTTGTTACTCATGTTCATAAGGATATAAAGATCTGCACGGCGTTGCTGAGTTTCTTGAATTGAAGTTAGTACTTTTCTAGCAAATTTAAACATTGTATTCTCCATTGATCAGACTACCATTAGTCTATGGAGACTAGTTTTACATATATAGTTATAACACACTAGAGCTAAGATTGCAACCCCGCTATGCTATAGGGGTATACAGCTCTTCACCCGACATAGTTACATGATGTGTTCCTGTTGTTTCAGCAAAGCATTGTAACTTGTCACCCGGCATTAACGCAATGTAAGAACCACCTTGCACTACTTCCTCCATAGTATTGGCGGGAGATGCAAAGTGGTCTACAATGTAATGGTGAGTAGTTGTAGCAGCTTCATACCAGTACACACTAATTTTCTTGTTATTAGTTGTACTGTTAGATAAGTGTAAAAACTTAACTAAACATACAAAGTTATTAGGGCATACATATAAGTCATCAGGAGACGACGAACTAGTAGATGTAACATCCAAAGACTTTGTAACGTATTTAACTGTAGAGGAGTTAGACATCAGCTAAACCTACTTACTTGATTTCTTACGAGCTGCCATAAAACGATTAAAACTTTCCTCAGTTTTTCCCATAGAGATAGGAAGACCTGCAGCTTTCTTTTGATCGTTTGACATGTTTTTAAATTTTTCGTAGCTAATAGAAGTGCTAGCAGCTCTCTTTTGTTTTTGAGAAACTGCTCTGACGTTCCTACGCCTAACTTCGGCATTCCCGTCCCCACGGCCACCTTTAACAAGACTTTTAACTTCTATCTTGTCTGGATCAGGTGCAGGTCTAGCTTTGGGCCGCAGAGACTTCTTAGGTGCTGCTACTTTTTTGGGAGCTTTCTTTAGATCTTCGGCATAAACTGCAGCCATTACTTTACCATTCTTATCGGTATAGTAAAGTGCTCCAGCTTTTTTAGCAGCTGAAATACTTTTGTATTTCCCAGCCTTAGCTTTTTCTTTAGCCAGTGTTGAGCCTTTAGATTTAATTTGGTTGTTCAAGTATGTAGTAAGTGAGACTGCCATTGTTCTACCTTTGCTTTAGATTTTCTTGGTTACCCAAGCTTCATTTTCAGGGGTTGTGGGATCATCTTTTACAAAGTGACCTTTATCAGTACGTGCTCGTACTCTTTCTACTTTAACATCAGAGTTAAGTATTTCATGAACCTTAGAGTCTACACACCAGACACTACCATAGGGATCAAACCCAGCAAGTACATCACCGAGTCTGGTTGTTATAATGTCTTTTGTTACAGTATAACCTTGATCTTCTAGTGCAGTTTTATAGTCTAAGAAGTTCATTTATTCTTACCTTGCGTTGGCTCCATAGAAGCACCACAGTTAGAATTTGTAACGGACCCACCATGGTTGTAACCCATACGTTTAGCTACTTTAGGTGCAGCTTTTTTCAAAGCCTTCATACCTTTACTCGGAGCTTTTTTACTCACTGAACCGCCTCCATACATACCAGTATGATAACCTTTCCCACCACAGTGAGAACATCCCTTACCCTTACAAACTGGACATTTCTTTTTACTAGCCATACCGCCCTCTGATGCTCTGAACTTTGCAGTCTTCTCTGCAATTTTCTTAGGTTGCTTTACAAACTGCTTACCTGAAGCAGTGCCTTTTCTTTTCGCTGCAGTTGTAGCTGCGTACTCTGATGAGGACAAAGCTTCTCTTGCTTTCTTGGGTAAGTATCTTTCACCAGTCTTAGCACTAGGCTTACCGCTCTTGGTACCCCATTTTTCTTTAGTCCAATTCTTAAGCGATTTTTGAGAAGCCTTCATTACTTGTAGCCCCCGCCTTTTGCTTTGTACTGCTTGGCAACCATTTGGGCTTTTCTCGCAGACCATTGTCCGGGCTTGCCACCTTTTCCACCCGCCTTAACTGCTGCGACGAGGTTCTTACGCATGGTAGGTTTTGTATAGTTACCGGCTGCATTTACTGTAGACTTCTTTTTCATTATACCGACTCTCCTACTTTGATACAGATGGGTACTGCAAGTACATCTATATTAACTAAGTAGTTTGCCATCTTAGATGCATCTTCTTTGCAAAGAGACTCGTTGTAAAATAACTCATCTTTATTAGCAAGTACTTGGCAAGATATGGCCATTTGATTACTACATGCTAATACAATAGCTACCCACATTACCACTTAACCTTGTCAGCCCAGTAAGCTGCAGACATCTTACCCTTTTTAATATTCTTAGCATGCCTAGCTTTAAAACTAGCACGTTTCTTTTTCATCTTATCTGATTCGCCTGACTTAGGTTTACCTGCGGTTGAGGCACCCTTTTCACCAAACTTGATATACTTATACTTACCACCTTCAGAAGCCATGACATGATGAGACTTACCACTGTCATCGCTAAGACGTTGTGGCTTGTTGACCTTCTTTAGGCCAGCGTCTTTCATTTTAGTCTTGACTCGCTCGGGTATTGCCATTGTATTTTCCTACATCAACTCGAAGTGTGGGCCATCAATAAAAGGTCTACGTCCCTGGGAACGTCTGAGATCTACGTATGCCATCATAGCATCCTCAGCTGTACCTTCGTATGTACGGATGTCACCTTCTGACCATGCAGCACCCCACTTGATTGCTACACCTAGTTCTTTAGCTGACTCTTTCATTGCATCACAGAGATCATCATATACGTTCAACTCCCAGCAACCTTTACCGTCTACATAGGCCATAAGGTCTACTGCACGACCGTCTAGGTGCTTGGACTTCATAGTCTGAGACTTACCAGCATCTACAAGCTTTCTCTGCTCTTCTATTGTACGGAGTCCGTAAATGACACCAAAGTCCACCTTAGTATTGTGAATAGCGGATTTTACCACGGCCACTAGATTTTCATCTACACCTTCCATCTTATCAAGACTGCGTTGAGATAGTTTGAAAGTCATTGTTATTTCTTTCCTGTAAAGAATTTAGATACTGATCTCATACCAATGCTGGCACTAACAATACCACCTAATGAATACTGATACCATGTAGGCATAGTCTCTAATGCTGTAAACCCAGCTTGTACAATTGAGTTACCCCACTCCCCACAGAATGCAAGGATAAGGGGGATAGAAAAGAGTAGGGTAATCCACTCATCTTTCCAAGAGTTCTGGGTACTGTTCATTGCAGCTATATCCCAGTCAAGCTCACCAGTAGCTTGCTTGACTCGTATCTCTGCATTAGCTTTCTGTACTGCTACCTTACCATCTAGGTAAGAAGAAGCTAGTCCACCTACTGCGCCTATGATCTGACCTATCATCTCTGATCTACCCTCTCTGGTACAGGCTTCTTAACCAGCTTAGTTACACCCATGAATACTGACACTACACCAGCTACAGACACAAAGTATACCGAAGCCATGCTACCAATAATAGTAGAGGCGTTCTCTAGACCCATCAGGCCAGTGATGACAACACCTGAAGGATACAGAAGCATTCCCCACAGTGCAAACCAAGCCATCTTCCGAGTCTGATCTCTATGGGCATCTTCGTCCTCTATGCGTCTACGTCTGTCATCTAGGGCTAACTTATCCCACTCTGCTTGATCAATACAGCCGCTACCATCTGAATCAGCCTTATCGAATTCCGTCATCCGTACTCTCTCTTTCGTGCAGGGTCTAGCACATCTTTTCGTTCCAACATACCTTCTAAGTACATAGCTCTTTCTACATGATCAAGAGTGTACTTAATTCCAGTATCTTGGTATATCTTTTCTCTTACATAGAATACATCTGACCTTGGTATGTGTACTCTACGCAGCCTAGCTTCATCTTTACCTGCAAGAGCTAAGTAAAACTCTTCTAAGACAGAATCTGAAGCAAACATTTTTGGTTTTGACATGAGTAGTTATACCTTTTAATACTACAACGTCAACCCTAAAAGGGGACGACAAAGAAAAATTCGTACATCCAGATTGTACTTTAGTACATACTAAAGTATATACTCTAGTATTGTATTTATATAATATATTAAAGTAATAATAATTAGGTATTACTTAAGTAATCTACTCTAGTATATACTTAAGTATATTATATAGTACGTTTTGCCCGGCTGTCAAGGGGTAGTTAAAAATAAATATTACTTTTATTGACCAATAGTAGCCCACATCTGTCGTATCTCTAGTAA